ATGGATTCACCATCCATTATAGGGAATACCGGGCCTTTTGTTCAGGTGGTCCCGACCTGAAGGGTTACTGCGATAGATGACACTATAACATAGTATCATCTTTCGTTATCATCATCAAAGTTTTTCCACTTTGATCATGATCGAACAAGCTGTCATTCCGTAGTGTCTGATAATCGGAAAACCAGGTGACTAACCTGGCGGCAAGCTTTGATTGCTTGATGATCACCATGTCATTATTTCTGAATTGAAAAAGACTAGCTGGATTGAAAGCTAAATCTGTGTAAGAGTCTATGACATCTTCCCAGATTGCCTTTTTGTCTAGTTTGATCTTCATTAATTCAGCCTGTTCCTGTCGTAACTTTGTCATGTTTGAAAATGACACACTTACGGCTGGAATAAGACTAATGAATTGGTTATCCGGTACCACAGACGATCCTAATTTGTACTGGGCGAAATCATTAGTCATTACAAAATTTCTAATGTTTTCAACCGTCGTACTTATACCCTTGTCTATTGACTCCATTGTTCTAGCAGCAAACACTTTGGCTCATAATTTTCTTATGAAATCCTTGGGTTTCCTGTTACAACCGATTTGGCCATTCAACATCCGGTACGTCAAAATTTCCAATTTGAAATCCGCTAGTTGTCGACCATCTTGCTTCTTCGGAAGAAGTCAATACATATACCCTTTTTCAGCCCATTTGACGGCTAAGTCATTTGGATGCATGATAGAGTATAGGTCAGTCAAGGCTCCAACGGTGATTGGGAATCTTTCCATATAACGCCATCTTGTCATCAGTTCAGAAACTTTTTCTGTTAAGAAAGAGTACTTCTCCTTTGTCAAGAAAGCCCTTAGAGGAGCGCCCGTTATCTCTTGTCCGTTGATTATTCAGCGCTTTGCAAGCTCATATGAGTTGGGACTCGTATGGCTTTTCATTTCACTGAATGATCCTCCAACTGATTGAATTAGTCGTTTATAATGAGCGACTACTTCTTTATCAGTTAGAACTATGTCGTCACCAAGTAGTGCATATGAGTTCCAGGGTAGCCTTTTACCGGCTAGACTGGCACTCATTTGTACTATCAAGTGATGGCATAGAGCGAACATCGGTCATGAACTATAAGCTCCCATCGGTTGACCCTGTTTGTAATAAACAGGTTCATCCATTGGGTTTATATTCGTGAACGGGTATCCTACCATTATATCAGACCAGGCGTCACTATACTCCCTAGAAATAATTTGGGACAGAACTTCTCTTTGAAACCTCATTGAGAAAGAATCTGTCGCATTAGTTAGATCTAGGCTGTAGAATGGTCCCTTTTCCAACGACAGTGTATCTAGGAATTTTCCTTGATTGTAGGTACAATCAGCACTAAATTTGCTCCTAATCAATCTTAACAATTGGTTATGGAGTGGATTTAAGGCCGTTTGTGACCAGTAATCGAGGATCCCTATAATACGACATTTTGCATCCGGATCATTGACGACACTAAGCTTTCGAATGTTCCCTTTACGGGAAATCCGATAGTTAGTGACTCATTTCTCGATATCAAAATGTTCCTTTATGTCTTCGATATATTCACTTAAATCATCTCCACCTAATAGTTTAATATTTGATATTAAACTATCAGGTAGGATGCTTAAGTCATATACCGAGGTCATCAAGGCCTGTCCGTTGGGGCCTGATTTAGTAGTCAAATGTGGCTCCTCCCATTTGTCTGGTTTAATCTTTAAACCTAGACTCAGTATAACATTGTGAAGTAATCCACTTTTTTCGAAAGTATATTCCTTCTCTGTTATAATTGGGTCTAGATTTGGCTTGCCAGTACCTTTAATTGTACGTGACAATTTTAACAATGTCATTAACAGTCTACGGTGCTTAGTTTCGCCATCAACCAACTCTAACAATGGGCCAAGACAGGTCGGTAAACCGGCCTGATTGGTCCTTATATTGAAAGTGTTAGTTAATAGTGGTTCGCCACAGAGATACTTAGTGACAAGAAGTTGAATATTTTTTATTCTCCTTATTGTATCTACGTTTCCTCTGCTGGTCTGCCATTGTTCGATTTTCTTTAATCAGTACACAGAGTAATGATCAGCTTGATCGACTTTAAGTAAGTAACCATTTAATCACTGTATAAGTGATTTAATTTTGGTGCTTCTTAAATTTATTAAGTTTATTGTTGCTTTGTTGGTTTTAAGAACTTTGGATGACGTAACCAACCTTGTCCTTTGTTGTTCGCAACCAGGGCGGGGGGCAAGCCCTCCTGACTGGCCATGACGCACCAAAGTCATGCGCTTTCAGCAGTGGATTACTCTAGACAAGAATGGAGTCTCAGTACGCCTCCGAGCGGCTATCTCTTCAAAGAAGGAGCCCTGTTGACTCGGCGAGATTAGAAAGATTTCCC